TAACGGACACTACTACTGTATAGGCTATTGTATTAATAGAAGATGCTATTCTGTATTCTTGGTTAAGAATAGTGCCTGTTATATTTGTTCCCGTTACTGTATTAGCACCAGAAAAAGTTACATAATCCCCAACGCTGGGGCTGTATTGTCCATCTATAACTGTTACAGCATTTGAACCACTTGTAACAACAAAACAGTTATCTAAAGCTGGGCTAGAGGTATAGATTACTGGGGTAATGTCGTTATAAACACCGCCATTTTCAACGTAGTATTTAATCTCTGTGCCAACGCCTAAATAGTTTGAACCACTAAGGGCAATCCAGTTCCATAAAGCACGTGCATAGCCCAAAAACTGAGCCGTAGCCATTCGTGTCCAACCACCAAGTTTCTCAGGAAAGCCAGAACGAAAACGAATTTTGTCTCCGTCATACCAACCGCCTTCGTTGGCGTAGTCAGTACCTTCTCGGTTGAGTCCTGGTCTAAATTGTAGTTTTTGTAATGGCATACGGGTTTACCCTAATACTGACAATGCTTTAGCAATCTTGGATTTTCGGTCATCTAAACCAATTAAACCCCCATTAATACGTTTAGTCATTGTCTCGTAATCTTGAGCATCTGCCAAGTTGTTTAAGCCCTTCTTGTTCCAAAACCAACCAGCGCTTAATGCCGCATATCGTGGATCCAGCAATAGAGTAGGGTCAGCAAGAAGATCAGCATCAATACCCAATCCGCAGTGTTCATAGTTTTCCTTGCCAGTTAGCTGAATAAGTCCTCTACCTAAATATTTGGCAGCCTCTTCCTCACTGGTGTTACCTAATCTTCCATTGTAGACTTTGCCAGCAATCTTAGCTGGTTGACGAGCATATTGGTCCGCAATATCTTTGGTAGCAAAACGGCTAGGCCAAGTTTTCATCAAACCTTCAGCGCTATAGTTAAGGTTTTCTTGCAAAGTTTTAAAGTTACCAGATTCGTGAGCGCATTGACCAATAAAGCAAGCCTGACGAATAGGTGTAGAAATATCGTATTTAACAAAGGCTTCTTCCAAAGGAGCAAGCCATTTATGGTCAATTCCTAAAGCATCTAATTGGTCATACGTCATTTTTTCATCATGCTTTCTATTTCTTTAGTTTTATCTTTGCTGCCTTGGCTTGAACCAAAGTAGAACGAAAGCACTTGACCAGCAGAACTAGTAATAAATCCTAACGCAAAAATAATAATTTGTTGCTGGTCAGAGGGAATATCTTTTAACATTAAAAAACCAATAAACACAAATGCTAATCCAACTGTACCTAACGCTAGGGTAGGAGCAACTGCTTTTTCATATTTGGTAGCGTACTGGGATGTAGCAACCGAAGCATAGGCTTGACGGGCTGAATCACGGTCTGCAACTTCTAACTTGGCGTACTCTAAGTCCAGCTCTTTGAGCTTCATAGTCATCTCAGGATTACCAGTTAAAGCAGCTGTAACACCTTCTATGGTGCTATCTGGGATGCCTAGTTTGTCAGCAATCCATCCTACAGCAGCTCCGCCAGCAGGACCAGCTACAGCGGTAGCTAAAACAGGTGCAACGCCTTTAAGTATTGAAAGTAATGTATCCATTATTTTTTCCCGTATTTTTCTCTTTCTTCAAGTAATTGAACTTTTACCTGAAGTTGGTGGATGTCTGTATAAATTTCATTTCTAAGTCTATGCCTTGCTTCAGCAGAAAGCGGTGAATCAGTTGGCACATTTTCTTTAGTAATTAAAGCTGGCATCTGTCCTTCAATCTTGGTAAGCCGTGTAGAGAAGTCTGATACTTGACCTAATAACCAAGCCAAACACGCTACAACAATTGGCAATACAGCCTTTAAAATATCTTGGATATTCATTTAAAACGCCCCTAAAATAAACTTAAGCCACAGAGTCACAATCAATGCAGCTAAAAAACAATAAAACTGCACCCGTCTTACTTCTTTTAAATCATGTTGGAACTCTTCGTTATCTTTGCGTTCCAAGTTTTCAATATCTAACTTAATCTTTAAAACGGCTTCCCACTCTTTAGCACCGTACTTCTTAACAAAATCAATCTTTAATTTGGCTTCTTCATCACTTATTTGCTTCTTTTTTTGCCACGATTCTAAAGCCTTAATTAATGCTCGTTCTTTCTTAAACTCTGCTTCTCGTCTTGCCCTGATGCGTTCGTTTGCTTGTTTCTGCGCTACATCTACCGCATCTTGTTGAGCACCCTCAATACTTTTAGATAAACCTTTAGCCGCCTCACGACTTGCATCAAGGCTCCCACTAAGAGCTTTCGCTCCATCCGATATACCAAATGGATCTGGCATACATTAGAACGTTGCCCCACCAGAAGATAGGTTAGCCACCACAATAGCTACATGCTGTTCTGGTTCATTTAAATGATGTCCACAATCGCCACATACTTTCATAGCTAGTTCGGTCTCATCTACATCACGGCTGCAGTTAGGGCAGTAGATTTCAATGGTGTGGCGAGGTTTAAATTCGCCAGCTTCGATTGTGTCTTGAATTTCTTTAATCATAATTTTTCCTTAAGCAACTACTTGTATCATAAATGGACCGTCTTCAAAAGCGCCATTATCTGTCCTGACTCGCAACACTGTTACGGTAGATGCAGTTCTTGCCGAACCGCCTGAAATATTCCCACCTCTATCTTCTCCAATAATTCCAAATGTGTATCCACCACCACGGTTATCACCACGGCCCATACCGCTAATTGTGTATCCATTTACACTAGGCATAGCATTTGTAAACACAATGTTATAAAGCCCAGTATTAGCTTTTGTACACGAAGTAATATTATAAGAATCCAAAATAGTACCGTCTGCATCAGTATTTAACCAAGCACGGATAGTAGCTGCAGCTCCTGCTGAGGAAACCCAAGTACTACCGTTTGAAGTAAGAACGTTTCCAGTTGTACCTGGGGCAACTGCTTGAACTGGTGAATAACCATTTCCTAAAAGAACGTAGTTTGCCGATAAAGGTCCTGAACCTGTACCTCCATCAACTACCGCAAGAGGGGTGACAAGACCGCTAATTGTAAGCGCAGCGCTATTACCGTTAATTGTTCCACCAGTAATAGCTACCGCATTAGCGTTTTGGGTAGACATTGTGCCTAGACCTAATGCTGTAATATTGTTTTTTACAAAAGCAGTAGAAGCGGCAACAGTGGTATTAGAACTATTTGCTACAGTTGGTACGTTTACTGTTCCGCCTACAAAAGTAGCATTAGACGACACAATGTTAGTTGCTGATAAAGTATTTGTAACAGTTACATTATTTGCAGCTGCATTACCAGTAGCAGTTATATCTCCAGCTACACTAAAATTACCAGCTGATCCAGATAAACCACTATAAAAATTAGTTCCGTTGCAATAAACAAGCGCTGTAACTCCGTTAGGAATAGTTACCCCAGTGCCAGAAGTTCCAATAACTCTAATTGCATATCCACCAGTAGTTTGATTTGAAATGGTGTATAACTTTTCTACAACTGGCGGTATTAGGTCACGCACTGCATTATTTGCACCTGTAGCTACTATGACTGCATTTCTAGCTTCATCTACTACACCATTAAAACTAGTAAGAGTGTAATTGGCATCTGCCATATTTATTGAAACAACGCCAGTAATAGCTTGTTCAAGTAACGTGCCTAAGTTAGTGTTAGTGGTCTGACCCCAAATACCAGCCTGATCTCCATCACCAATTAAAGTTATTTTTAAACTAGTTGAGTATGTACTTGCCATAATTTATCCTTAAGCTGCTTCCCCAGAGGGTATTAAAACAGGGGACCAATTAGCATTTTGCGCAGTATCAACAAGCCCCCAAACATTGACTGGTTTTAGTCTAACAACCGCTTTAACTCCAACCAAATTAATTACTGCATTAGCATTTATTGTAACTGTGCCAACCCGACCTACGGCTGTAACACCTGTTAGGTTAACTATAGAAGCTGCTGCAACATCTACATTTCCTATGCGCCCTACAGCATAAACCCCATTTAAGTTAATAACTACGGAGCCATTAACCTCATAAGTACCAATAACAGCTATTGCGGTAACTCCAGTTACATTTACACCACCACCAGCAGTTGTAGTTACATTGCCTAAAACGCCTACTGCAGATACACCAGTAACGTTAATCAGTACACCAGTACCAGCAATAACATCTACATTACCAATTACTCCTACAGCATTTACACCTGTTACATTAATATTTTGGTCAGTGTTAAAACTAACATTACCAACTTGACCTACGGCATTAACCCCAGTTAAAAATACATTTCCATCAGCCTGAACTGTTAAAGTACCAACTACCCCTATAGCATTTACGCCTGTTACATTAA